CTTGACATATGAAACATTTTACCACTTATTTCTCCATCTTGATGCATATTAAACAACTCTTTTATTTCTTGATTATAATATTCTACTGCTGTTTTCATTCTATTCTGATTTAAAGGTTTCATTAAATAATTTTATTGCATACATTTCAGAGGTTTCATCAAAAATTAAATTGCTTCCTTTGGCTCTTGCTTTATAGCCATTAACAAAGTCTTTTTTTCTCTGCTGAAATTCCATTTCTTTGGCTTGTTCACATATATTTGCTACTAACTGCATATTTTTTGAATATATGTTTTGCATTTCATTTGAGAATTTATTTTCTAATTCTCTTAGTAAAAACTCTACTGCTGTTTTCATTTTATTCTGATTTAAAGGTTAATTAAAAAATACAATACTAAAAAAGAGCCGAAATCCTATCAGCCATTGGCTGAACTTCTTTATCTGTTATATCTAATTCGTTTAGCACCCTATCTAATATTTTATCCCAGTATATTTCAAGTATTCGCCAATCTTTAGTATCAACATAATGGCTCTCTCCGTATCTTGTATAGTGGTCAAGCCAGTGGTTTACTCTATCTTGTAAATCAGCATCTGAATAATCACTGCCTATAACAGCACTTATACCCAATTGGTCAGTTTCTTGTTGTTTTTTAGTTTCTTCCATTTCTTTGGCTTTATTTATTACTGCTGTCTGTTTCATTCTATTCTGATTTAACTTTTTATATCTGAATTATTTAAAATGTCATTAATTGTAAATCCTATATCACAAGGTCTTACTAATTCTCCTTTTTGATTTTTAGCATAACAATAACCATTATCAATAACATTTTCAGGTTTTTTGCAAGTGCATTTATTATTAACTTTACTACTTAGCATCCTTGTTGAATAAGCCACAGTTATTTTTTCATCTATATTTTTCATTCTATTCTGATTTAAAGGTTAATAACTATTTGGGTGTTGAATTTCATCAGAGAGATTTATTGGTTCACCGTTATTAAGCACTTGACATTCATATCCATTTGCATTAAGATATATTTTCCAAGTGTGTGCTTGATACATTGATTCACATTTTTTATCATTGCATTTTACTACTATCATTCTATTCTGATTTAAAGGTTTCTATTCCTTTTTTTAAATTGTTTAATTAATATATCTCCTAAATGTGAACACATATTTTTCTCAATCAATTCATCCAATAGTTCATTAACTTCTTTCATTCCATTTAATTTATCTTCTTGACGTTGTTTAGTTTCGATTTCTTTGGCTTGTTCAATATCTTCTAAAGTAATAATACTTTTGTTTACATATTGCTCAAATAACCATTCTACTGCTGTTAACTTTGTCATAACTGCTCCATTAAATTGTCAAAAATATTTCTTGCAGCAATTACCCTTTCGTGCATCCGTTCAATTAGTTCATTATTTCTTTTTATTGTGAACTTCCTTACTCGCTTTTCCTCGGGTATATGGTCAACCATTGCTTCACGCATTACTATTTCGGTTGCCTTTTCTTCTGCATACGTCCATAAATCCTCGATTGACGTCATAAAATTAAACTCATGAGGCCTATCCACAAAGTAATATGTTAAGCGTTTTATTTCGGATCTAATTAAATGCTCTGGGTGGCTACTCAACACGTAAACTAATTCGGCTTCCTGGTGTCCTGTTAAATCCATATACGCCTGTAATTGGTATTCGTAGGCTTTGTTATCCGGATTACCGAACCACGGAAATGTATCTGCTGAAAAACTGCTTTTTATATCCACTAAATTTATTCCGTTGTGGTCTGGTTCACCTATAAAGAAATCATTTACCAGGCGTTTTTTAGGTTGTTTGGTATCTACGTCTATCCAACCGTAAATTCTTGCAGCTAACTCCATGTTTTTAGCCTCATTGTAAATTCCTTTGTCCATTTGTTTTGTCATAACAACAGGTTCTTCAATACCGAACTTGTGAAACAATACGTTTTTCTGTATTATTTTCATTGCAGTATCGCCCCAAATTTCTTCTTTTTTACGACCTTGCGTCATTAAACCCCCCATTTCGGAGGGTCTTATTAACCAACTATGCTTCATTTTACAGGTCATTTAATGTTAATAACTGCTCTTGACTAAGGTTGTATAGCTTTTTAGCTAATTCAACGGTGAAAGTTCCGTGTTTCGGGTGTTCCGTTCCGTTCATTATATGGCCAACTAATTGATTAAATTGGTTTACGCTTAATTTTGGTGGCTCTTGTTTTGTTTCCTTTGGCGCTTCACTCTTCACCTGTTCACCTTCTGCATCGTTATCAATGTCCGTAATTAAACAGAGGCTTGAAGCCAAACAGTACCTGCGAAAATAGGTTATTCCACTACCGAAACTTTGGTATTCGTTCATTGATCCTATCGTAATACGAGGTATTTCACAACTTGAATCAATCATTTCACCACTTTCAACGTGAAAAATTGTAGTGTTTAAAAACGTTTTACCTTCTTTTGTTACTAAGTTCTGAGTAAAACCCATACCGTGCTTTTTTAATAAGGGGTTAATTACTGAAAAGATTTTAGGAAGGTCCGCATATTGGTAAGTGAATTTACCGTTTCCTGCTGTTGATCCTTTGTGGATTACCGGCACTTCTTGTTGGAAGTCTGCCAGGGCTTTTAATAGATTTTTCATTTGTTTTGTTTTAATGTTAGTGTAAAATTAATAAATTTTTTAATATAAACTATATTTTTTAATTATTTTTTATATGAATTTTTTAAGTCCCTGAGCGCAACGTTCTATTGAGTTCGCGCGTTCCTGTAAACTTCTTATTTGATCCATAATAGTTTGTTTGCAATCACTTGTAAAGTAACCGTTACTCGTAGCAATCAAAGGTAAAAGGCCATTTGAACGAATGTAATTAACCATTTTACGCAACCTGGGGCCTGTCATTTTAACCGGGATCCCGTTATACTGCAAGTATTCATTCATTCGTTTTATAATTAATTCGGCTTTTATAGGGTTTTCCTTTTTATACTGCCTAAATCCGTGAATTACTATTGGTATTAATTCCATTTCTTCAACAGTTAATTCGTTAGTGTAATCCTCAAAATTTGTTAACATGCTGTTTGATTTTGGTTATTAATTCTTTTTCTTTATTCTGAGCGGTTTTTTCTGCTTCTTTGATTAATTCCTTTACTTTGTTAAGAACATTCGTTAAATCGCGTATTTGGTGCTTTAAATCGCGTATTTCGTTATAAACTTCTGGTGTCATAGTTTTTAGTTTTAAAAATCGGCATTGTCTGCCATGCTGTAATAAGTTTCTTCGGTTAAAATAATGTGATCCAAAAAATCTACGTCTAATAATTTTGACGCTTCTTTGATTTTTTGAGTTATTCGTTTATCGTCCTCACTCGGATTTAATTGTCCGCTCGGGTGATTGTGGCAAAGTATAAAGGCAGTCGCTAAACTTTCAATTACATACTTGAAAACTAATTTAGGATCTATTACCGTTCCAACTATTCCGCCCTGGGATATTTTAGCATAACCAATCGTTTGGTTCGCTCTATTCAAGAGTAATAAAAAACAACTTTCATAAATACCTAAATCGTCAGAATAAAATTGACGTATGTATTCCGAAGCCATTTGCGAACTCTTTATTTGTACCTTGGTGAAATCTGTACTAACTTTTTTTAATTGATATTCTTTTATTTTTCTCATTGCTCTTTGTTTTAATGTTTCAACAAAGATATATATATTTTTTAATATACAAAACAATTCACGAAATATTTTTTATTTTTTCTTTAAACTCGGTAATCATTTCCTGTAATTCTGGTATTGAATATTTACGGGTTTTATGCGCTAACTGATCCAACTCTTCCAAGTCTTTTTCTGAATACTTTTTTACAAAATTTATTCTATATTCGTTAATCATTCCGCCGTTAAACTGATTGCAGGTAATACACTGTGCATTTATATTTCTTAAATCGTAACGTATGGAAGGGTAATTACCAACTGCGTATAAATGTCCTGCGTCTGTTTTGCCTTTAATTGGCTTTTGACACGAAATACACGGTTGCCCTTTGTCCCTTAACCTTACATATTTATTTACTAACTGTTGAAGGATCTTTTCGTAATCGCTTTTTGTCATTAAATCTAACTTTAATTTAGCTTTACTCTTTTTCCATTGCTTTGCCTTTTCGCTTTGTACCCATACTTTAACGCACTCCTCTTTAAAACAATATTTTTGTAAGAAGCGTACCGGCTCAAATGGTTGTTTACAGTTCTTACATTTCATAAGTTTAAATTTTTCAGTATTTTATAAAGTACATTAACTACTATTGAATTACCCGCTTGTTTGTATGCTTGACTATCTGATACAGTCCAAGTGAAAGTATCTGGAAAGTCCATAAGTCTGAAACATTCTCTTGGTGTTAATCTTCTTATTTTATATTTATCTATTGTAGCTTGATTACAAGCTGTGTCTAATGTTTGTGCTACACCTTTTCCTACTCTTCCTCTTCGTGTTTCTGAATTAGGTACGCTAAAATTAATTGAATCACCTTCCTTTGCTTCTTCGTATCCTTTTGATGTGGCTGATTTGATTTTTATAGTATCCCAATTATGTTTATCAGTCATGCTACCCTTACCTCCGGTTCTAATAGTATTGGCAATATCATTTCCTTGAAAATTTGTCACCTTCAGATATTGACCATCAAATGGTTGTTTATAATACCCAGCAACAATACATCTGCTTTTATCTGGGATGTCTTCATTCAACATATTCTCATTTGCCTGACTTTTTAAACATTTATTAATTGCTGCCTCACTCAAAAAATACTTTTCATCCACATCATTTTCAAGTACGTCTTTTAAACGCTTTGTTAAATACTCTTCCTTTGGGAACTGAAAATCATTATCTACATCATCTCTAATACCAATCAAAAAAACTCTTTCTCTATTCTGCGGAACTCCATGGTGTTTTGCGTTTAACACTTGCCAATATAAATGATAAGGAACTGATTCTTCATAAGGGAATATAATTGGAACACCATTAACCGATTTACCACCTAACATATTGATCCATTCTTGAAAAGTCTTACCATTATCGTCAGAAATCAATCCTTTTACATTCTCAAAAATAAAATAACGTGGTTTGTTTACTTCAATAAATTCGTAAGAGTTGAAAAATAATATTCCTCGTTTATCGTCTTTTCCTAATCTTTTACCCGCTAAACTAAATGCTTGACAAGGTGGAGAAGTCATATAAATATCAAGTGATTCACTTGGAATATCCCTTTCATATACATTGGTTGGATAATATTCAGGTTCTCCATAATTATGTATAAATGTTTGTCGTGCATACTTGTCCATATCACAAGCAAATAGTTCTTTATATTCAACCCCTAATCTCATTAATGCCTGGTTGAATGCACCAACACCACTAAAATCACTTCCTACTTTTATCATAACTCGTTCATTTTATTTGTTAGTTCTAAGTTGTTTTTAAGTTCCCTTACCTCAACCCCTAATTCAAGGTTCAATCGTTCCAGGTCGTAGTTTCTTTTTTTGGCTAAATGTAAATCTTCCTGCAGTGTTTTTATAGCCTCGTAGGCATTGTGCAACTGTTTTACGCTTTCAGTCATTGGGTCAATATATTCCCTGCGGTTGGGTTGCTTTTCCTTAATTTCATCTAAGGCAATTTTTATTTTTAACGCTACGTTCAAAACGTCAATGCGTACTTTTGTGAGGTTTAAATTATTCATATTAAAAAGGGTCTTTGTTTTGCATTTTTAATTTTTCGGAAGTACTCATTATTTCTTTTCCGTTTACAATATCTAAGTTAATTACTTTTTGAGGGTTCTGAGCAGGAAAAGAATTGCTTTTTTGTTCATCTATTGAACGCATTGCATAAATTCGATTACCTGCAAAATCCTTCATATAGTATTGATATTTTTGCACATCTAAATAGAGCTTATATGTTCCGTTTTTAGATACGCCTTTTGGTTTACTTTTAGCCACTTTTAAATGAACTTCATTCTCTTCGTAAATATTACCTTCATTGTCTGTTAAGCCTACTGGTGGACGCCACGGAATTAAAACTGTTAAACCTTTTCTAAACCATACTTGACCGCCTGCAAAATCACGAGCAGTTGGCATAGGGTAAAAAGTATGTCCGTTTTGTGTTATTGGAGCTTGATCGCGAACGTGGTTTATTATACAGTTGTGTCGCTTTGTTTTACGTGCGTTCTTACGGGCTAATCCTAATATTCTACTCAAATACTTATCCTCACGCCCTAAATCGTCTTTAGTGTATTCCTCTGTTAATTCATTCCATGGGTCTATGGTTGTGGTATTTATTGTTACGGCTTCCGTTCGTTCTATTTGGTCAACTAATAAGTAAAACTTTTCAAGTGTTAAATCCTCGTCAATTGGGTCAACCACAATAAAATGCTCATTAATAAACATTTCAGCACTTACCTGTTCACCTTGGCTCATTGAATTTTCTCCTATAGTGTACGGTTTACCAATATACTTGTAACATAGTTCCGCATAAACTTCTGCTGCGCTTCCTGTTTCAGGCGAAAATATTACGTGCCTCCAACCATGCAAACAACTTAAATTTATTAGAAATTCAAACCATATTTCTGTTTTACCACTTGCAGGAGCTGCCCCGATATACGTAGTACAACCTTCTTTTACTGTATACGGCAAATTATCAAAAGTCCAACCTACTGATTTTCCTTTTACGTTTAATTCGTTACGTATCTCAAACAATTCTTTTGATACTTCTTGTAGTCGCTTATACATTATTCGTGAATTATGTTAGGTGTGTAAGTAATTGTTTTTGGTTTACTATATTCAGTGTCATTCCAACATTTATTATTTATCCAAGTTGATGGGTTTTTTCTAAATTGTTTATCAGGAGTATTAAGAATATAGTTAGGAAGATTTTCAAATATAAGTTTTATTTCTTGGTCTTTTAATTTTAGAAACTTTTCTAAACATTTTTTTCTATCAATTTGCTTATCGTAAATTTTCCAAAAATCATTAAATAATATTTCTTTATTTTCTTTTCTTTCTTCTATTGGTGTCGTTTGTGTTTCATCTGAGTTTCGTTTGCGTTTCACTGGTGTTTCATCTGCGTTTCGTTCACCTTGGTAACTCTCATAATTACAAATAGTTAGCCGTGTCGTTATCGTGTCGCTTTTTAATTCAATCATGTTATCATTTTGCAACGTGTTTAAAAACCTTCTAACTTTAGATTTATCCCAATTCCAACGCTTTGCCCAGCTATCTAAACTCATTATACTTTGACCTCTTTTAACTTCATATAATTTACCTTTAATAAGCGTTTTACTATCTGAATAATTAACCGCTATAAGCATATCATACCATGCTTCAAGTTTACTGTAAACTCGTTTTTCTGAATATAACCAATGATTAGTTATAGACCTATGTATTTTAATCCAACCACTCATAGCTAAAAACCTTCGTTAGTTAATTTATAATTCCATTCACTTTGAAATTGAATACCATCTATATCATAACTATATGTAATAATTTCAACAGTTAAATCTTCATTACAAATTAAATCTGGCAAATAACATATTGATGAGTCAAAATCTAAATATCTTCCAATTAATGTAATTCTGTAACAATATTTAGAATCGTTAAAATCTCTTTCTTGTAAATATCTTTTTATGCCTTTTAAATATTTAATTGCTTGCATAAATGCACTAACTGATATTTTTTCATTTTTTAATTCTATTATTTCAATTAATCCATTTTCAACATTAAACATTTTATTTTCTTCTTTATCATAATATGATATAGGTCTTTTAAAATGAATTAAATCAGCAATTCCATAATTACCTATTTTTAATTGACGTTTAAGTTTGCCATCTAAATTTAAACCTCTTTCTGATAAAACCTCTTTATCAGCATCCCAAATGATTTGTTCCAAATCCTTTTCTAAAAATTTCATACATTCCGTATTTATGTAAAACAAAAAACCCCGCTAACTCCCGAGCCTCTCACTTCTCGTTCATTAACAGGGTCAATAATACCTTTAAGTTCTATAATGTGAGAGGGAACTATTAACCAAAATTAAAAATTATTTTTTAATCTAAAAACTTTTCTGTGAAAATTAAATACTCTTTTAAATTCTCAAATTCCTTTTCAGATAGAATTATATCCAACCAACCGTCATCGGTTCTTAATTCTATAAATAACCCGCCATCGTCTAACCGCTGTACTGCTAAACTTGTATCATGGTTTGCAGGTTCAAAAATTGCTCTTAATTTCATTTCTAATCTATTTCGTTATTTGTGTATAAATTTTTTCTTATCCTAAAATTCCTAACTCTTCGCAGGTGGAGCCTGTAGAAATATTTGTGCGATCCAGAAGTAAGTACAAATGTTTTCATATAAAATCCCCTTTTATTATGTTATGCCGAACTAAAAAGTTATGCCGTAAACTTAGACTCATTTTTTTTTTGAATTTCTTGTACTCGAAAACAGTACCGTGTTCAGTTTTATGCGTTTCCCTAAATAAATACCTGTTATCACAAAACCAACGTATTTCCTTCCTGGTCATTTCCTCGCAAATAATATAACGGTTTCTGTAAAGTATCGAATATAAGTCCCCAAATGTTTCCTTAGAAACAAGAACCGCAAAAGGCGTCTGAGTTCTATGTAATTCAATGATCACCATGCCACCATTGCCTAAATACCCAATACAAAATACAAACGTCCAAAACCAAAATAAGTAAATCAAAATTCATATCCTGCTTTTTACCGTGTGTATAGTTACGTTTCCTTCTGACTTTTCAACTGCTTCACGCTTCCTTAAATACCATTGACTAAAACGGAAGGTTACCGGCTGTGTTTTTCTTCGGTCAATATGCTCAAAGCACTCGTTTCCTTCCAAAATCCTTTCAGTTAAATTCCGCATCGTGTCCTTTAATTCATTTATATCGGTCCAATCCAACTCAATTAGTACCCGCTTAGTGAATTTATTACGGCTCATTTCTGTATAAGATTAGAATTAACACGGTTAACAATAGGTCTTTGAATTTGCTCATTTATCGCTTCTAAATAACGAAGGTACAAATCAATATTGAAACTACCGCCTTTGTCCATTAAATCACCTCTAAGCGATTGATTTCGCCAAAATCTGGCACACCTCATAACGTTGGGTCTTACCGGTTGAAAATAATTTTCCATAATTCTACGATTTTATAGTTCTTAAATAACTGCTTAACCTTATTAAACCACGTGAGCATAAATCCATACGCTCGATATATTTGTTTGCTAAATTATCCAGACCGCCACGTTTACATTCCTTTGCCATGTGGCTTAAATCATGCATTCGTTGCATCATTCCCTTGATCATTAACTCAACTGCGTAAAAATACTCTTCGTTATACGTTGGCTTCATGGCTGTAATTTTTATTGATTAATACTTGTAATTCCTGTAATTTTTCTTCTGAAATATTTGTAGATAAAATGTTATCATTTTGATCCCAACACTCTATAACTTTTGAAATTTGTGGTATATTACCGCTAAAACCTCCAATAGTAGGGTAATCGAATCCAATTACATACGTAATTCCTTCCTGGCAAATAACTACGCTGTCGTCTGAGTAGTTAAATTCTAAATAATTTTCTGCTGTTTTCATAATGTTAAAATTAATGTTAGTTACCAAGTCGCACCCCTTAATTTTTTATTTATTTAATGCGTTTTTTAATGAGCATTTACTTTCTGCTAAATACTCTTCATGTTCTTCAAAAGACCATGGTAAAAACTTTTTAGTTTGTGTATCATATATTTTATAGCCACACATTAAACCAAATTTTACTATTTTTTTAACTATAAATCTTTCTGCTTTCATAACCTTGTGTTTTAATTATAGACCAAAGGTATATATATTTTTTAATACACAATACTTTTTAGTAAAAATATTTTAATTTTTTTTCTCTAAATGAAAAAACCCCCGAATTAACAGGGGCTTCCTCAACATTAAAACAAACAATACAGAATAAATCTAAACAAAATTAACGTTTAAAACGCCTCAAAACAATACGACTCAATAAATTTCCAATAGTTTTTAAAATCCCGTTATTTGCGTTAACACTAACTTCCGTTCCTTCTGCTGTTTTCTTCACTTCAACGTCGAGTTTTTTGCCGTCGTATTTGAAATGTTTTTGATCCTCGCTTTTATTGTATTCTACGTCTATGTTTTTGCCGTCATATTTCGCGTCTAAGCCACTTTCGTCCCGGTTAACGTGTATTTTATGCTCTCCTGTTTCTACGTTTATCTTAACGTCTTTTTTTTGCTTTGCCATTTTAGAACTCTTTTATTAAACAATAGGTGAATTTACCCTTTTCTTTTTCAAATAACTGCATTAAATCACGGTATTTCATAACTTGGTTAGCAACCTGGCACCCTGCACTCCAATCATTGATTTCGGTTTTGGTAAGTTTTGTGTTGAGGTCATAATTATTCGTATGGAAATTAATACCAAAAAACCCCGTTTGAATTTCCCCTATTTCTTCCGCCTTGTTATCTTTATCCCCATCCCTATAAACCGTTATTTTGTTTCCTAATTGAAGCAATGCAGGCATTTTTCCCTTGTGTTTTCCATATACCCAAAGATCATAATACCAACGGTCAGCCATAACAACAGCTGCTCCCTTCGAATTGTATTTATAGTGGTTTCTTAATATTGTAGTTCCTGGGTGTGTAGTTCCCGTTAAGACTTGAAGGAATTTTTCACCTCTAAAAATGTAAAATTTATCATCAAATTGGTTCGGTAAATCTGCCGAACTTCTAACTCCAAGAATCCAAAGACCCAAAGGAATAGAACTGAATGTAGGCAATTTTTTTACCCTATCCAAAAGCTGTTTATCGGTGTAATTTTTAACCATTTTCCCAGTCGTAAAAGTTTATTATTTCGTTTGCTATGGCTCCAACGCAAAGGATTCCGAGGCTAATATACGGTTTTTGTTCTGAAAGTATAGCACTTGCACCTAAAATAGCCGTAACCGCTTTTATGCATGTCGCTATTAATTTTCCTATTCGGTTTTTATCCCCGTAATTTTTTAATCTTTTCACTTAGGTAATCTTTTGGAATGATCGCGTAAAGGGTTTCATGCGTATTTACATTTTCCGCTTTATGGCTCTTGTAACTATTTTCTTTTAAACAGTCATATAATTTAGCTTCAAGCCTTTCTACTTTATTATGCGTAACCCATAACCACAAAGTTAATAAACCTGTTACGCCGTACTGCTTTATCATTTTAATCCAGGCTTCCATATTATTCTATGTTTTCACTCCATTCAGAAGTATTCATTAAATCTAAGCATTCAGAATGCGTTAATAACTGCAAAGGAATGATTGTGCCATCTTTTATGAAAGTAGGTGTTTCTTCCCACTTTAAAACGAATTTAGAATTATCTAAAGACTTTCTAACGGTATCCGCACTCGTTTGACCTACTTGCGTAAAATCTACTTTTAACAAGTCATTAATATCTATTATTGCGTATGTATCTGTCATATTCTTAAATTAAGGCACGTCAGTAACTCTATCTCCGTTTTCCATATTAA